TTTTTTCAATTATTGTGGAAAACTGGGCAAAATTGTGGAAAAACCTTTATTTTTATATTTTAAATGCTTAAATAAATAGGTATTGCTTTTTTATTTCTCTTTTTAAATATTGATTTTTCTAGTGATCTTTGCGAGCATTCTATCACGAAGGCGGATAAAATGTCAAGAACCTCGAAATATTTTTATGAGGATTTCGCAATTTTTATGTCATAATCCTTGACAGACTTTGAGAAAAATGCCATAATATATAATAGCACCAATCTCACTTTTTTTTATGTCAATTAATTACTACAATTCTACAAGAAAAAGGTATCGAATCACGTTAGAAATTGAAGCAGAAGATGATTTTGAGCCTCGTAATATTGATTATAAAAAGTTGTTTAAAATACATGATAATGAGGACTTAAATTGTTATATCGAAGACCTCTCAAATACAGTCAGTTTATAATACAGGGGGCCCATTTAAAACAGTTTAATCGACCCCCCATTTATAATGTTTCGATTTGTTAACAATACCCACAGTTATACCTTTTTTATTGGTATAATAGGTATATACAAACAACCATTCCCTTATTATTATGTTAACTGGAAACACACTTATAAACAAAGTTATTGAATTAGCAGATATGCCTAAAGCAGATATTGTAAATGCTTGTGGATATGCGACTGTCACGAAGTCAGGTAAGGAGAAATTAAATTATACTGATTTCTACATGGCATTATTATCAGCAAGGGGGGTTGCTTAAATTGTTTCTATAATATAAGGAAGAGGGCTAGCATCTATCCTTATACAACACACACACTATAAGAGAGGATTCAAGGCCATGGCCATGGATTTAGACGAGGCCCTTATCAGATTAGAGGCTGCACAAACAGGCTCCGAACTGATAAAGGCCCTTGATGAGATAACCGCAGAGGCTGAGGCTTATGCTTACATCTCATAAAGGATAAGGAGAAGGCCAGCCCTTGGGAAAGGCTGGCCATTCATAACAGAAAACTGAGGACATTAAGGCTTGCAGAAATGCAGGCCTTTTTTAATGCGAATTGACAGGCTGACAGGCTCATGATAAAATGGCTTTAAAATCAATAAGGAGGCTGACAGCTGGCTCATTAACACTTAAAAACACACCTATTTTTTATAATTCTTATTTCGTGTCGCGTCGCGATGCCCCGTTTAAAAAAAGCAAACTACCCTAACCTACAGAGGTGACAAAACGAGATGTATATAAAAAATTACGGCCAGTCAAAATCGCCTTATTACCTTTTTCATATATAAAAAAAATCCCCCAGTAAAAAATTGACCAATAACTCCTGCTACCACATATATTTGAAAGATCAATGTCTTTTTAAGGATTTAAGTCAAGACGAGTTTGATATCATATGGAATCGAATATATAGATCTTATTTTACAGAAGATATAACTTATACAAAAGTCTCCCTTGGAAATGGTGTTTGTTCGGGTACCCTCCCAGAACCTCCGGGATCTGATTCTTATTGACATATACATAATCCTGATGTATAATTGAACTGAAGGTATTACACAATTATGGCAAAAGGATTCACCGTTAAAGCAAACACTCCGAAAGTAAAGAAAAAGGAAGAGTGGGATATAGCAGCAATTAAGCAAAGAATGAAAGGCAAGACAATCGTATTTTGTTTGCCCGGTAGAGGTTGCTCTTATATTTTCTTAAAGAATTTTGTACAACTCTGTTTTGATATGGTTCAGAACGGTATGAGCATACAGATAAGTCAAGACTACTCTTCCATGGTTAACTTTGCAAGATGTAAGTGTTTAGGTGCAAATGTATTACGTGGCCCAAAACAGATTCCTTGGGATGGTAAACTTCAATATGATTATCAGTTATGGATTGACTCGGATATTGTCTTTGACACTAACAAGTTCTGGCAGTTATGTGATCTAGCAATTGATAGTGAGGGTAAAGAAAAGGAAATAGTAGCAGGTTGGTATGCAACTGAAGATGGTTCTACTACCAGTATTGCTCATTGGCTCGAAGAAGATGACTTCCGTAAGAACGGTGGAGTGATGAATCACGAGACTGTGGAAACTATGGGTAAGAGAAAGAAACCTTTTACTTGTGACTATACAGGTTTTGGTTGGGTGCTCATTAAGAATGGTGTCTTTGAGCACGAGAAGATGAAGTATCCTTGGTTTGCTCCAAAGATGCAAGTCTTTGAGTCTGGTGAGGTACAGGATATGTGTGGAGAGGACGTTTCGTTCTGTCTCGACGCAATCGAGGCAGGATTCGATATCTGGTGCGATCCACTTATCAGAGTCGGGCACGAGAAAACAAGAGTCATCTAGGAGGACACTATGCACGATCAAAATTCAATCGACCAATCTGAGACACCTTCTCAGAAGTATCAGAGGGCTTTAGACCTGTTTACAGAGTCAGTTCTGAAACCAGATCACAATCTTCGAGGTTGTGCCCACAATCAGGGGTGTTATGATCAGTTGATGGAAATCAGAGAGCACGTTCTCGAATACCTTAAGACTCTCAAGGAAGTCACACATCATCAGAATCCTGATGAAAGTGATGAGATCGAGACAGCAAAGTTAATCGAAGCAAAGGATAAGATTGCAATGGAGTCAAAACCATTTACAAAATGGCGGTGAAAAAATCGTCGTCAAAGTCAAAAAATCGTCGTTAAAGTTTAGGAATTATTAATTATGGCAACAAGATTCAGTATGGGTGATTCATTAATTGAAAGTCGTCCAAAGAAGACAAGACAAGGAAAAGGAAAGCATAGTAAGTACTCTGCTACGAGTCGTAACGGGGCAAAGAAGAGATACAGGGGTCAAGGCAGATGAACTGCTGGCACTGTGGCACTGAGTTGATCTGGGGTGCCGATCATTCAATGGAAGACATAAATGATGGAGAGGAGTCAGAGTACGACTTCTTTTCTAATTTTACCTGTCCGAAGTGTCAGGCATATGTAGAAGTTTATCATCACGTTTAAATGGCTTGTTTAATTGCAAATTTACCCTCCTACGAGGTATGGGTAAGAAAAGAATATCTAACCGACCACAAGAGTGGTCATGGTGAGTTTGTAAAAGGAGTATGGGTTGCTGCCAAGAGTATACCAGGTCGTGCCTTTTACTTCGAGACTTATCTACCAGACTATGCTGCAATGTTTGATAAATTACCTATCTCTGCGTTCACAACCGACCCTGAGACACCGAAACCAGACATGACCTTACATAATCTTCAGTTTTGGAATTGCATGGACTACGGAGTCGTAGCAGTGCAGAAGCAGTTTATTGGTTCGATGCACTATGAAGTGCTTACAAGAGACTATGGAACGCAAACAGGCACATATATCTGTACTTTAGACAATTATCATCAAGACGTAGACGCTGTAGACTACTCTACGAGTGAACAACCAGCGGAACATAAGAGTCATAACCTTCTCGAATTGGATAATGGACAGTTTTGTCTCTATCCGAACAACAGAATGAGGATTTATGACAACAGTATCACTCCTGAGACACCTAAGATTCCCGATTTTAAGGTTTCAACCGTGTATTATCAGGTTGAAAACGGTCATGATCGTGATGGATTGGGTTCAGAAGAGAATTATTTCTGGAAAACAGCGAAAGAAAGAGCAGAAAACGAAGAAAATGAGCCAGAAATGGGATGAAATGAGCGAACATCTCATATTAGATGTCTATGATGGGTATTTTGATGACTTAAATAGTCCAAATTTCCTTCGTGACATCTTCACTCGTGCTATTTTGAAGTCGAAGATGACAATATTGAACGAATATACACATAAATTCAGTCCATGTGGTGTTACATGTCTTTTTGCACTCGCCGAAAGTCATGTTTCTTGTCATACTTGGCCTGAATTTGGTCGAATGAACGCAGATTTCTTCACTTGCGGCGAAAAAGACCCAAGAATTAGTGCTAAATATATTATTAACGCTTTAGAATCGGAAAAATATCGAATTCGAGTCGTAAAAAGATAAAAAAAGCGGTATAAATAAAAACAGGAAACTTTTTGTGTTAAATAGTGGCTTCTAGGGCATTCAAAGATATCAACTTATCCTTCAAACGTCATCCTGTGACGAATGATGTGCTTACGGTTAGTAATGAAGACGCTATAAAAAGGTCTGTAAAGAACATAATTTTTACAATTCTTGGTGAGAAACCGTTTGAACCTAATTTTGGTTCGGTTATTAGTCAATCTTTGTTTGATTTAAATACTAATTTGAATGAAATTCGTATTTCAGACGAAATTCAACAATCTTTACTTAATTATGAACCAAGAATTGATAATATTGTGGTAACAGCATCAATTTATCCCGATTCAAACGAATTGAATTGCACTGTGCAATATGATATTGTTGGTATTCCAGCGCCAACACAAGAAGTAGACGTTCTCCTATTCCCAGCTAGAGTATAATGGCTTTCGGTCAATATGTTAATTTAGATTTTGATCAAATCAAAACCTCCATCAGAGATTATCTGAGGGCGAATACTAATTTTACTGATTATGACTTTGAAGGGTCAAACCTTTCAATAATTATTGATGCACTAGCATATAATACATACATTACTGCATATAATACAAATATGGCAGCGAATGAGTGTTTTCTTGACTCCGCTACACTTCGAGAAAACGTAGTTTCGCTTGCCAGAAACATTGGATATGTTCCCAGATCAAGAAGAGCAGCAAGAGCAAGAGTATCATTTAACGTAAGTGGATTAGTAGAGACTTCAACACTCACATTAAACGCTGGCATAGTTTGTAATGGTGTCGGAACAAACTCAAACTTTATTTTTTCAATTCCAGAGTCAATTACAGTCCCTGTTACAAATGGTTTTGCTGAATTTAACGA